AAATGATGATGAATTAATTAAAGAATTTGATTCATGTATGTCAATTCCTGATGAAGAAATTGATACTAAGTTTATTATAAAAGAAATAGAAAAATTTGTACAACTGAAAAAATTATGGCAATCTGCTAGTAACATTGTTGATTATTGTAAATCGCCGAATGACGTCGATACGTCTAATAATTCATTCGCAGAACAAGTAATAGAAGCTGAAACTTTTAATTTCGATAGTTCTGTCGGTATATCCTTTTTCGAAGATACGGAAAAAATTTATGAAGATGCCATTTCGAATGAAAAAATTTATGGAACAGGTGTACAAGCTATAGATGATTTACTAAAAGGTGGTCTATATGAAAAATCTTTATATTTATTATTAGCACCTACTAATGTCGGCAAAACGTTGATGATGTGTTCTTTATCCACGAATATGGTAAGAGCTAATTACAATGTTCTTTATGTAACTTTCGAAGATTCGGAAACTAAAATTGCAAAACGTATTGCCCAAAATATGTTTGATGTCACACAGGATCAACTAAAATTGATGACGTTGGATGATTATAATAAATGTTGGACCAAAGCGAAAGCGAATATTAAAAGTAATTTAATAATAAAAGAATTTCCAGAAGATTCAACTAATGCGTTAATGTTAGAATCTTGTATAAAGGAATTAGCAGATAAAAAGGGTTTTAAACCGGATGTAGTATTTATTGACTATATAGGTTGTATGATTCCTAATGGAAGAGAGAATAATAGCGCGAATTCAAATACAGTATTGTTAAAAGTTGCTATGCAAACAAGAGCATTAGCCATGAAATATGGATTTCCTATTGTATCTGGTGCACAAGTAAATCGCGGCGGTTATGATTCAGCAGATGTTGGATTAAATGATGCAGCTGATTCATTTGGGCAACATACAAAAGCTGATGCGGTGTTGGCTATTACGCAAACCCCAGAATTTAAAGAACAAAATCTTTACCATGTTAAATTATCTAAAACCAGATTTGGTAATAACAGAGGCGATGATAAAGCTATACAAGTAGACATAGATAAGCAAAGAATTTATGATTTGCCCGATTACACTAGAAAAACAACGGCTTCTGTAAAAGATTTTAAAATGAACAACGTAAATAAAAAAATAAATACATTAGATGATTTTTTATGAGGTAATTAATGAGTATATTTAACGATTTAATTTTGGATGGTGAAGATATAATCTTCACAGATACGGATAAAAAGTTATTTTATGATAAAATGACTGAAAATGGATTTGATTTTTATGATATTGACGATGAAACAAGATTACCTAAAAAAATGTTACCTGTTGTAAATAATGATTTTACAGCCGTGTTGTTATTTAATCAAATTATTTTGGATTTACATAGAAATGGAATAATTAATATTATACAATCCGTAAATTTTTTATTAGACGATTATTTTGAAGTAAACGATCTATTTAAGTTCATGCAAACCAACACATTGAGTTTAATACATTCTGAATTGAACAATAAACAAAAGAAAGATAAAAGGAATTAATTCTAAATTAATAAAGTTTAACAAATGAATATTACATCTGTACAATTATTTTGCTATATGGAAAATTTAAGAAAAATAACTAATTATAAAAGAGCCAGTTCTATAAAGAATAACTCTATATCTATGCATAATGCTAGTAAAATTGTTTATAAATTTAAAAACATAGATACTGTTTATTTTTTAGCAGATAAATATACAGAATTAAGTAATTTGATAAATAGTAAGTGTATTAATTTAGAAACGTTGCAAATATTAGTATTTGGCGAATATATAAGAACTGGGTTTTTTCCAAAAATAGATGATTATAATAATCTATTTAAAATAGAAAAAATTATAAGTTTTTATAATTTAGATGGATTCAATCATCAATTAGATTGGTTAATCTTGCAATATACTAATAATAACACAACGTTAAACAAGTTTTCTGGTCAAAAATACGATGTTTTCAAAGTAGATTCTGAACAGAAAAATCAGCTATATTATTTGGTCAAGGATGGTACAATTTCATTATCATTATATATTTACTTTTATTATAATAAAAAATTTGAAATAAATTTTTCTAAAATAAAAGATAAAGAATATGCGAAATTTATCAAACTTGTCGATTTAGTAAAGCATATAAACATAGAACAAATCTATTATAAATAAAAACAATCAAATAAAATAAAACAAATAAAAAAGGAAAATAATATGCCAAAAAAAAGAGATTTCAGTCAATACTTTCAAGCAATTAATGAAACTGCTCAACCAGAAAAACCGGTAAGAAAATCATATAAGATTGAAAATGTATTTAAACCTACATTCGTGGATAATAAAACGGTAGTGGTTATGCGTTTTCTTCCATCACATCCAGATGAATTTAAACCTTATGTTGAAAATCGTTCTCATATGTATCAATATGAAGAAGGTAAATATTTCGGATGTGATTGTTTGGAAAAGTTTGGACAACCGTGCCCGATTTGTGATTATAATAAACGTTTATATACTAAATTCAATAAAGAGGAAGCTAGGCCTCTTCGTTTGCCCACAGCTAAACGACGATATATTTCTAACGTTTATATTGTAAAAAACGAAAATGCTCCTGAAACTGAAGGAAACGTGTATCGATATGAATATGGTACACAAATTATGGATATAATTCGTAATGCTATGCAAGGTCATGATGATCCTGACACAGATCAACATATCGACGGTTTTAACCCATTCGATTGGCACATGGGAGCAAACTTCGTTTATGAAGCTGTTATGGGCAGTAAAGGTCCTAATTTAGATAAATGTAGGTTCGGTAGTGTTAAAGGTCCGTTACGCGATAAATCAAAACACGAATTTACGGATAGTGAACTTGATGAAATCGAAGCGAAACTATATACATTAGACGATTGTGAACATAAACCTGAAGAAGTTAAGAGTTATGAAGAAATCGTATTCAATTTTAAAGCCAAGACAGGTAAACCATTGTTTGGTATTTTCGATGATGTAGTTGTCCAGACTAAAGATACAATGAATAAAACTGAATCAATTGATAAAGTACAAATCGATGTTTCCCCTGTTTCGGAATCTGTTTCTGAATCTGGTTCTACAGATGAAGTAGACGAAGATGAATTTTTCGCAAGTCTAAATCAATAAACATATTAAAATCAAATTCTATATATTTAAAAAATATATAGAATTTATTTTTTTTTTAATTATATTATGAAAATTGACGATTTAACAAAATCTTATATATTACTGCCGTATATTAATAGTGCTGCTGCACGTTTAAAACATTCATACGTAGGACCGACAAAAGTAGCCGTTGAATGTGTTTATTGCGGAACTAAAGAATTAAAAGGTACCATATACTTAGCTAATACTGGCCGCTTATGTTATAATTGTTGGAAAACAGGATGTACAGCCCATGAAACAATACTTGCTGAAAAATGGTTAAAAGAAGTTGATAATTCGCAATATAATCAATATATAATTGAATTAATGTCTAAAGAGAATTCTGATAATTATGATTTTTCAAAATTAGAAGAAAAGATTAATAAAGAAAATATAGCTATTCAAGAACAACAAGAAAAAGAATTAATTGAAAAAAGAAAGAATGATAATTTAGCTACGAAATTTTTTAAAAAAATAACAATAGATTCATCAATAGCTAATAAAGCTGTGGAATATTGTGTTAACCGAAAAATCCCAGAAGATATTTGGAAAAATTTTTTTGTAGCAGTTGATGGTAAATATAAAAATAGATTAATTATTCCATTTTATGATAAAAATAGAAAAATTACATATTTTCAAGGAAGAGCATTAGACGACCGAAAACCGAAATACATGAATAGAACCGCGACAGAAACTAGTTTATATAATATAGATTTTGTTGATATTAATCAACCTTTGTTTATTTTAGAAGGTCCGATCGATTCTATGTTTATAGAAAATGCTGTCGCCACATGCGGTGCTGGTTCTAGTGCTAAAATTGACAAAATTCTAGAACAAATTGATAAGAAATATTATATATTCGATAATGACGCATCAGGCAATAAAAAAGCTGGTCAAATAGTTGGTCCAAAAAATAATGTATTCTTGTGGTCCAAATTTCTAATGGATAATAATATAAATACGCCCATAAAAGATGTCAATGATGTAATAATTAAATTGGGTAAAACTGAAAAATATAAATATAATGAGCTA